TCAGATTCTTCTTGTTCATGGATTGTTGCCTCCTTTTGCTTTCCATGGAAGAAAGCGAAAGCGGTTGCCTCTTCGCTACTCTGCGCTTGCGTATGCCTTGTAATTGCTCAATCTGCTGTTATCGCACATGGTTTTTGCAATCCCCAGATTCGCAATTTTGACCCTCTTTCCGTCGTGCGAAGTAGTCAAAACGGGGGTCAAAAATCCCCTCCATATTGCATTCATGGAGGGGATTTTTGTCAGGCGTTTTTCTGCGAGATAATCTGCGCCCACTTCTTCGCGTCCTGCACACGCTTTCGTTCCTCCGGCGTGTTGACGCTGATGGAATGCAGTGCCGTCTCTACCTGCTGGATTGTCGGCACGGTATCCAAGTCTGCGCTGTGCGTCATGAGGACAACCGCATCCCGGCGCTTTTTGTCATCGGCGGATTCCTGCACACTCTGTGCATCGGCTTTCGGGGCTGACCGCGTGGCGAGGTACTCACGCACCGTAATCAACGCTGCCAAATCGCGGATGTTCTGCGGATTGTTGCCCTCTTCGATTGCCTTCTCAATCTGCCCATCAATCCACGTCAACGTAACCACGCAGCCAGCCCCCCTTTCCGTTATGCTTCTTTCAGTTCTTCAAGCGCCCGCCGAATCACGTCACGCTTTCCCGGCTCGATGGTACGCATCAACTCTTCCAGCTCGTCCATCAGGCGCTTGTCCGTGCCGTCGTGGCGGCTGTACCGCCCGCGCATATCGCGCCCACGGCGGCTGTATCGGTCATCGCGGTACATACCGTCATAGCTTCCACGCGCTTCCCAGTCGCCGCCATTATTGCTGTACCCGTCCGCTTCCAGCATCTCAATCTTGTCGATGTTTTTGATGGTGTCCGTCAGCTTGTGAACAGCTTCGAGGTCACCAGCGGACATATCCTGCTTCTCCGCAATCTCTTGCAGCTCTTCACAGAGTTTTTCTTTGAGTGCATGCAGATATTTCATTGCGTTTCTCCTTTCCTCACGCGACGCGCGTGACAATCAGGTTGGCGTTCTGCACGTCAATATCAACGCCAGCGGTATTTTTGACGCTGATGGTTGTGCAGCACCCCGCCGGAACGTCCACAAAGGTGTCGACGCTGACGTTCTGGTACTGCGCCGCTGCTGCAGGGGTGACGATGGCGGTAGAAGCCGGAAGCGCCTCACCTGCGATTGCAAGTGCAACAGAGATAGCTCCGGCAGTGCCGCCCGTCGGAATGGCGATATTGCCGCCGAAATTGACGCGGAAACGTGCGCGGCACTGTCCGTTGGTGATGCCTCGCAGCGTCACGATGCCAGACCCCTCACGATGGACGATGCACCGAGTCGCGCAGACGGGCGTGGCAGTAAAAAGGACGTTGTTGCCATTGGCGACGGTTTGCGCCGCCGCCGCAGTATATTCAGCCATGATTTTTCTCCTTTCAGCGGCAGGGCGCGAATCAATCAACGCCCCGCCGCTTTTTCAGTTGCCGTTATCGGCTCATCCTGCACAGGCAGGAAGCTGTCTGGAGCTTACCCGGCGCAATACTGCGCCTGATTGCAGCAGAACGGATTGGCTACCGTGTACGCCGGAACAGGGCAAGGCCGAATCGTATTCACAAGATACTGGTTCTGTGCTGCCTGAGACGCGGCAAGCTGCAAGCCGAAAATCTGCTGATTCTGCGCAGCAATCTTCTCGTCCTTTGCCTCGATACGCTGTGCCGTCAGTGCGTCAATCACCGCTCGGGCGTTAGCGTTGGCGTTGTCCAAAATGTCGCGAACGCCGCTCTGAATGGTGTTGCGAGTGTCGCAAGCCTGAGTGGCAAGGTTGTAGTTCACGCCCTGGATTGCCGTCTGCGTCTTGCAGCAGCAATCCGCCGCCTGTGCCTGCATCGCGTTAAGCTGCTGCATCAGCGCGGTTTGCTGATTGGCGCGGGAGAGTTCCGCCTGCGCAAAGCCGTTAGCCATCTGCATCTGTACGCCATTGGTGAGCTGCGCCTGTGCATAGAATCCATCACACAAGCCGCTGTTCACGTTGTCAATTTTCCGCTCGATATTTGCGAAGTCGGAGGTGAGGACGTAACCGTCCATGACAGAACCCTGTCCGCCGTTGCGATTGCCAAAGCCACCCCATCCGTTATTGCCCCATCCGCAGAATACGAAGAGGAAGAGGATGATAATCCAGTATGCGCCATTGCCACCGAAGAAGCCGTCGCCGTTCTGGTTGCTGTTTCTGCCGGAAAGCAGAGCCACGTCAGACGCGGAGAGTTCCGAAGTCATGCTCATTTTTTTTCTCCTTTCGGAATTTTGAAGTATATGCTAAATTGTTGCGCAACAAATATAGCCAAAGTTAAGAACCGAGGAACGATTGAAACATTTGCGCCGCCTGTTGCAGCTGGTTAAGCTGGCTTTGCGAGATTTTGCCGGATGCAATCAGCTTGCGCACCTCCTGCTCCGGGTCGCCTTGAAACGTCGCGCGGAACTGCTGAAACTGCTGCATCATCTGCTGAAAATTTCCCAGCGCTCCGGGCATCTGCCCGCCGCCAAGTGCATTAAACAGTGGGTTCATCCTGCGTTACCCCCTTCTTCTTGCGCCCTTCCAGCGCTTCAAGGCGTTTCGTCAGTGTGTTAAGTTCTTCCCGCGTTACATACTCCGGCGCGTCCTGCGCGCTGCTGGATGGCTTTACGGATGCGTTTCGCTCCGTGTAGTCAAACGTGCGCATGGACGGCATTCCTGCCGCGTCTGCCGACTTGATATAAAACGTCTGCTTCTCGCTATCCATCAAGAGCACGCTCGCACCATTTGCGACAAGGTAGCTCTTCGCCCCGGCTTCACCCTGCACCCAAATCAGTCCGTTGCTTGATGGCTGTGCTGGTTGCTGCATCATCGGCTGCTGTGCTGCTCGAAGCTGCGCAAGCTGGTCGGGCATTGCCGTCTGCTGCGCGTTGTAATACGGCATCTGTGGATAATACTGTGGATAACCATACGCCATACATCAATCCTCTCTCTCCCAATAATATGCCGGTATTTCCGCGCCGCTATCCCATGCATCGTACCAGTCACCGTCTACGGCACACACAACGTGGTCACCGATGCCGAGGACGTATACACCGCGCGGATGTTCACGGCAGAAATCCGAGACGGTATAGCAGATTGGACAAGTATCCGGCAGGGCGTGGCGCGTGAATCCGCGCTCATGCAAGTAGCGCCCCCAAACGTGGTTGGCGTTAGGCATATCTCCGCAGTCATAGCCCAGCGCACAGAGCGCCGCATAGGTGCTTCCCCACGTCTCCCCTGCCGCTTTTGATGCTGCACGGACAGCGCAATCCCCGACACGCAAGCCGCGCGGATTAGGGTTGTAGTGGATATACACCGCACCACCTCCTACTGATTATAGTATAGGCGATTCGGACGGTTGGGAAATGCAGACAAAACGCTGGAAAGTTGCAAAAAAACTTGCGGAAAATCTTGAAAAAAGCATTGACAAGTTGCACAACTTGTGCTATAATACATAGTGTCAAGGGGCGGTGCAAAAAAAAATAAAGCCCCCCGACAGAAAGAGGTAACGTATGGACAAGACGATTCTGAATCAGCGGGTGCGCGTGACTGAGTACCACTACGAGGACTACGATGGGAATTGGGAAGAGGGAGGGCACATCCTCCTCGACACGGCGACGGGAAGCGTGTGCGTCGAAACGAACGGCGACCCCTTATTCTTCGATAGCTGGGACGAAATGCTGGAGCCAGGAAGTGGAATGGAGGAGGCTATTCTGGGGCAAGAAATGTGGCTTGAACAGTACCTCACCGACGACCGCAATGTTCCAGCGGAACTGCTGGATGACACGGAGTGGTTGGAGGCAGATGAGGACGCAGAGCAGTACTGCCTGCGTGAAGAGTTGGAACGTGACTTCGGCTTCGGTGCAACCCGCTGGCTTGCAGAGCTTTGATGCTCCGCTGGGCACACGCCCGGCAGAAAGAAGGTATATATGGAAACTATTACTGTCGGTCTCATCAAGGGGCGTCACGATATGCCCTGTGCGGAGTACATCTTCGAGGGGGATGTCAATCCTCTCGACTTCGAGGCGATGAGGGAAACAATCCGCACGTTCCTTCTGGAACGCCGGAATCGGCACGTCCTGCGATGGACCAGCGCCAAACGTCGCCAACCGCCATAGCGACATTCAGGTGTTCCTCCGGCTTCAGGCGTTCGTTGGACTGCGGAAACTGGTGGTGTATGTCACCGGGCTAACCGCCTGCACGGCGGCGCTTGTGGCGGAGTGCGCGCGCACCGGGGTGGATTTAACCCTGATGCACTTTGACCGTGACAGCGGGCAGTACGTCCAGCAGCACGTCTGGGGATAATACTCGGACGTTTCTAAATCAAGAAGGGCAACCCAGGCGGAGAGGAAGAAAAAATGCTAAAAAAAGATGGAAATCGGATTGTTAAGAACGTCATTGTGACGCACGAGCAGAATGAGCAGATTAAGGAGATTGGGCAGCGAATTGGGCTAAGTGATTCGGCGGTTGTCCGCCTTGCCCTATCACAGTGGCTTGCGGACAGAACGCAAAAAACTTGCGAAAAATCTTGAAAAAGTGTTGACAAGTTGCACAACTTGTGCTATAATACATAGTGTCAAGGGGCGGTGCAAAAAAAAACCCCGGACAGAAAGAGGTAAGAATTATGAAAAAGGTTACTGTGAACGAAAACACCGAAATCTACGAGTTCTGTGGCTCTGAAGAAGGTCTCACCTACACGCTGTATGTAGGTGTCGAACCCGTCTACGGCGAGTGGATTCTCACGACGGAAGGGAATCCTGTCGCGCTGAATGACCTTGAAGAGGATGGTAGCAAATGGGCAGAAGAGACCATCGCTAAAATCGAAGCGATTATCGGCGACCCCAGAACCCCTTGGAAGGAATGCAACGAAAGCGACACCGAGTATATCGACGATACGCTGGAAATGTGGGGGCTTAAAGAATGAGGCTTTGCGAAAACTGCGGAAAACCATTGTCCGGGCAGCAGGAGTACTTCTGCTGCCCGCAATGCGCTATTGAGATGAAAAAGAAGGAATCAAAAGAAGCAAATGCCTTATTAGGAAAAGGGCATTTTAACGTTCATGAAACAGTGAAAGAAAAAATCTGCGAGGATTGCGGCGCTAAGTACATGGGTTATCCGCGCTCAAAGCGTTGCCCGACTTGCAACATAGCGGCAAAGAAGAAAATAAAAAAAGAGTATGCAGAACGAAAGAAGAATGGAAAAAGCCGTGTTATTGGTGGAACTGCCTACTGCGAGATTTGCGGGAAAGCGTACATTATAAACAGCGGGCGGCAGGTGATGTGTACAAATTGTGCGGCAGAACAAACGCGCAAGCGTGCGCTGGATTACTATAAAAAAAACGCGGAGAAGACAAATCAGAGGAGGAAAGAATCGCGTAGCGAGACGCAAAAGAAGATGGAGGAAATACGCGTTCGTTTATGCCCAACTTGCGGAAAGACATTTACACCAAATAAAGCGCACAGAGTATATTGTTCCGATGCTTGCGCGGATGCAAAGGCGCTTAAAGCCTCTAATCTGCCAGCAAAGAAGCAACACGGTTCGCTTGAAAAGCCGAGAAAGTATCGAAAAGAGAAAACAGAAGCAAGCAAGGCGCGAATTGCAGCGGGCTTTACCGTTGCACGGCTATCGGAAATCGTGCATTTATCCGAAAGAACAATACGAAATTACGAAAATGGGAAGAAGGTTTCTGACGAAAGTCGTGCGGCAATAGACGAGGTATTAAAAATAAACAAAAAATAGCATCCTGCAATAAAGTTAATACAAGGAGAACACCATGCCGGAAAAGCAAAAGGAACAGCTTATTTCGCAATCGGCAGTTCTGTCCATGGGCTTCACAAAGTCCATGATAGATAAGCTGCTGCCGCCACCTATCCTTAAACGGAATCCACATTATGCGTCCTCCGCGCCCATGAAGCTGTGGCGCGAGGATGATGTGCGTTCCGTCATGGGGACGCAGGAGTTCCAGACGATGGCGGCAAAAGCAGCCGCACGGAAAGCGGCATCCGCAAAAGCCGTCGAAACGAAACGCAAGAACGCCGAAGGCATTGCGGACAACCTCATTGCGTCCATCCACGTTACGCGCTGGGATATGCCCATTCTGGAAGAGGCGACGCTGAACGCAAAGCAAGAATGGTATTTGGAACACGGCAATGTGGATATATTGTCCCCGAATCCCGAGACGCTTGAACGCTGGATGGTTAATTTTATCCGCCATAACCTCTGCGAATATGATGACAAATTAATTAACCTTTTCGGGCTTGTCGGCAAGGAAGAGCTGTACCATCGCCTAAAAACCGAAACCCTTGCGAAAATCGCGGGGGTGTATCCGGAACTTGACGTTGAGTGCAAGCGTCAGGCGCAAGAATAGTGCACAACAAAAAAAGACCGGGACATTACGTCCCGGCTTTCTTTGTATTCCGCTTTGGTAAAATCTCGGAGTATTTCTGCGCTTCGTCGTACTTGGTTTTCAGCGTGTGTATAATATAGTCAATCTTGCGAATGCTCATATTGTACTGTATTGATTGCTTTGTGCGTGTCCAGCCCTTCGCCCGCGACCTGATAATCAGTTCTTCTTCCTCTGACAAACAGGCTTCATCCACAAAAGCATCCACAACCGCTTTTGTCCATACGACTTCGCGGCTCATGCGTTACTCCTTCGGTTTATCCTTTCCATCGGCGACCGCAGCCGCGTCCGTCATACCCTCGCCGATGATGTAGGCGATAACCGTAGCACCCGCCATGATGATGCTGCCGACCTGTGTTGCGGTTTCATCCGCCACGCCGAACGCCATAATCAGCATGGTTACAAAGGATACAACTGCCGCCCAGAACTTGCGGCTTGTCAGTTTGCGCTTCAAATTCTCACTCATTTTGCATTTCCTCCCTTTAGGGCATTGCCCCTCAACCAATTATCAATTTCCCTGCTTGCCGCCGTCATTTCGTCGGCGTTGCCGTTGTGCAACTCATGCTCCAAAAGTGCCTGTACTCCGGAGCACGTTACCATCAATCCGTCACGCAAGCCTCCGATGCGCTCTTCGTGCCCATCAAGGCGGCGCTTGTCTGTGTCCAGCTTGCGATTGATGTCAGCGACGTTGGATGCAAGCGCGTTTGTTGGCTGCTCCTGGCGCTTGCGTTCGTCCCTCACATTTTTTCGCGCGGTATAAAATGTATTGTATGCTCCCAGCAGAACGAGAATCACGCCCAGCGCCAGAATCAGTTTATCGGCGGTGATGTTTTCCATCTCAACCTACCCCGCCTTCCAGTGCTGTGACGCGTTCCACCAGCTTTTCGATGCGTTCCGCAAGCTCAGAGAGCGTGGGTGTTTCCGTTTTGGAAATACCCACATCGACAAACTCCTCCATCATGTAGCCCTGATTCGTCTCCGTCTCGACGTGAAGCCAGCCGCCACTATTCCCGATGACGTTGACAGAAGTGCCGATTTTAACTTTTTCCAGCACCTTTGCGGATTTGCTCGGCTCTGCGCGAAGATTGACCGTGCTGCCGCTCTGCGCTGTCACGTGTCCGACGCAAATAACATCGTTGCTATCATCCACCATTGGTGTATCCTCCTTGTATTCGACTTTTTTGAGGTATCCTGCACACGTCCACGACTTGACGGGTGAAGCGACGAAGCCCGTTGCGCTGCTCTGCGCATTGAGAACCTTGCCGTCCTCACACATCAGCCCGATGTGGTAAAAATCCCGCAAATCGCCGTTGTAGTACTTACCGCCCTGTTTGTAGCCAGACGGCAAGGCATACCGCGAATCACCCGGATTCCGGCACTTGAAAACAGCCATTCCGGGCTTTGCGGCAGAAATCGGGACAAGCTCAACAATTTCCGTCCGCGCGATGCGGTTGCTGCCGTGGTAGATGCTCTGTCCGTGCTGACGGTATGACCACACAAACGCGCCGGAGCAGTCAACGTTCCCCGCCTCCGCTGCACCAGCCGTATACTTCCAGTGCTCGTCAAGCATCCGCTGGAAGTCGCCCAGAATGGCGGATACTGCGATTTTGGGCATGATGACACCTCCTAAAACTTGGTACTAACTTGCAACTTGCGTGCAACTTAAAAAATGCCGATTTTTCGGCATTTGTGCAGTGCTAAAAGTCGAGATTGCAACTTGATTACAACTTAATTGCAACTTAGATTGCGTTTTCTCCCTCATTTTCCGCCGCGTCCAGCGAATCATAGTACGCCTGCGCCAGCTTCTCAATCTCCGCGATGTCGTCCTCGACAAACAGTCCGTTATCGAGGTGTGTGTACGCCTTATCGAGCCAAAATGCCACATCGCGCCCCGCAGAAATCTCGCGCTTAATCGCGCGCAGCGTCAAGTCGTGCCGTGCCTTGCTGTTAATTGCCATAAAGATACCTCCTTAATTTTGCGTCATGGACGCAATCGCATCCTCAAGATTTTTGATTACAATGGTCACGTCGCGCTGATACGTTACCGTCGCGCCAGCGCCGCCGCTCACGCTGATGACGGTCGTCGGGGCGTAGGTGGTCAGCGCCTTGTACGCGCTGATTTCAGCGGCGGAAAGAGCGGTTTCGACGGGTGTTGCAAGCGATGTCCAAACATACACCTCTTTCGCATCGAGGAATGCTTTGAACTCATCAAGTGTTGATGTGCCTTTTTGCGCATAGGCAAATCCGATGAGGTTGTTTTGGTTTGCGATAGCGCCGCCGACAACTTCCGAACCTACGGTGGTGGAAAAGTGCGTACAAAGAACATTTGTCGCAGAAGTGCCAGCGAACCAAGCAAAGTATCTATCAACCTTTTGTCCAGACATCTGCCAGTTGAGCGAAGACGTCACCTTGATTTTGGTGATGCGCTGCACGCGCACCCCGCGCGCCAAATCCACCTCATCGCACACCCACTGCTGCCCGCTTTCATCCGTGTAGTTCCCGCCGGATGTGACCGGGATGCCCGGCAGCGCATTCGGCGTTTGCAGCGTCAGCGTCTGCGAATTATTCGCGCCGTCCGACACCGTGACCACCACCGTTCCGCCGTCACCCGCGCTGACAATCGGCACGGGCGCAGTCGGGAGCGGCGTGCCGTCCTGCGTGCTTTTGCCGCAGACACGCAGCCCGACAAAAGGCGCGGCGAAAGAATCCGTCGCAGTAATCGACGCGCCGGACACACTGCCAGACAAAACATTCGCGCGCGCGGAAAGCGTGTTGGCGGTATTCGTAACCGCGCGGATAGCGTCGCCAGCAGCTTTCGCGTCAGCCGCGCGGTTCTCCAGCGCCAGCGTCTTGTCCGTCACCAGCGCCGTTGGAATCCCACCGTTTGCGCCTGTGCCGTAAAGCGCCTGAATCACACCAATCGAGCTTGCATCAACCATTAGTTGCCACCTCCCAATTTCACCCACGCGCCCTGCGCGTCCTTCTGCCACATCGAGCCGAACCCGGCGGTGTACGCCAGACTGCCGATACTGCCAGACTTCCCCGGCTCTGTGCCATTGGAGATGTCGGCGGCGTTATCCAACATCCACTCAACATAGTCCGTGTGGATAGTCTCGCCGTTATTCCTGCGGATTAGATTCCACGCCATTTTGTGCCGCCTCCTTAATTGTGATGATGATACTATCCGATTCCAGTCCGACGTTACTGCTCGCGTCAACTGCCTGGAATGCAACAATCCGCGTTCCGCTCCCGGTAAATTGAAACTGCTTTGTGAATGTTATCGTTTCCTGCTGAACGTCATAGATTCGCTCGTTTACTGCGCCGTCCACAAGGAAACGGATTGATGCCGCGTTCTTCTGCGTCACAGTGAACGTCACGTTCTCTCCGACGGCGATTGTCGTTTTGTCCGCTTCAACGCTGACGATTTGCGGGCGCTGCTCTTCAAGCGCTGATACATCGTCCTTCCACGCTGCGTATAGCTTGTTATAATTTTGCGCGGCGGTGTTGGAGCGATATGCACCCATTTGCAGCAGTTCCAGCAGTAACAATTTTTCATCGTCCGTGATGTACTTCCCCAGAAACTGCTGCGCTGCGGATGTTGCGCTTTCTGCCGCTGCATTCGCGCTTGCCGCTGCGTTTTTGCAGTCTTCCACCTTTGCAAGAACCGTCGTAATGTCGGGGATGACGTTATCCGGGTCGTACACCGTCCCTGTTGCCCCCGCCGCGACGCGCCCCTCAAGCCACAAGACAGCCGTCGTGTCCTCACCGACCGTCGCTGTAACCATCAGGCGGAAACGCCCAATAACCGCGTAACAAGCAGCGGAAAGCGTCACGGATGCCACGCCGTCGCTAACCGCGCCTTGCAAAAGAATTGTCGGGTTTTCGTCTGTGCTTGCAACGCTATCCAGCCTGATAAAGCTGCCTACAATAGTTGCGCCAGAATCCATGCTGTACGGCGCGCCATCCTTCTCAAACGCGATTTTCAGCGTGTGGGCGTTCGCTTCGCCTTGCACGAGCGCCGCTTTGAGCGGTGTCATCCGCAACCCAGCAGACAAGTTGCAAGTATAATTTAACTCATTCATGCGTCCTCCTTATTCCGTTCCGGCAGAAATAAGTCCACTCTTGCCGCCCAGCGCCTCGATGATGCCGCTGACGCTCTTTCCCTCCGTTGACATGGTGACTTGTACCTTTTGCGGCTCAAGCAGCACGTTGTCCGCGTTAAGTGTCAGAATGCGCTCATCATAGCAGCGCCCGAATTTAGGCATTGCAACCCGGCAGATGCTCCCCAGCCGGAAATGGTCATACGGCAAGCCTGTTATGGCGGAAAGCTCCACAAGGGAAACGTCGATGGAAATTGGCGGGTTCTTCTTTTTCGCCAGTTCCTTCTTCGCGTTCTCCAGCAGCGTCTCCTTGTCCGTGATGCTGTTATCCGAGTATTTGCCGCACACGATGCCCCACTCGTCGATGGTGTCCGCGTCGATGTAGTCCTTTCCATCGTTTACCGTGCCAACGGTGATGCCGTTTTTGCCGTATGCGTACATACGGGTCACAAGGTCGTCGCGGTCTGTGCTGACCGTTGCGCTGGTCAGCGCGCCGTTAAAACGCGCTTCGCAGGAGACAGTGTTTGGCATATTAACGAGGTTGAGCGTCCACGGATGGGTGGAAAAGTCGTACTGCCACATCATTTCGGCGGGCGACAAGTCCTTGACGTTGTTGATTGCTGTCCAGATGTTCGTCCCTGCGTCGAAATCGTATGTGAGATGCTGCGATAACTCGCACGTTCCAATCTGCCAGCGCGTTTCCGGCTGGTAGGTGAGAAGCTGCGCCAGAACATCAACCGCGTCAACGGATGCACTGCCGATTTTTAGCTGCTCCGGTAGAAGCCCGTCCATCAGCGTAGAAATAGCGTGGTCAAGGTTGACTTCCTGCGTCGCGTAATTTCTGTAGGTTTGCGTGTCCGAGCGCAAGCGGAAGATGCCGACGCTTCCGCCGATGTGGTACAACTCCACAAACTGCGTTACGTCCATCCATGTGCCGTCCACGAGCGTCATGCTTGCGGTGGAAATGTCGTCGATTGTTAGCGACAAGGACAGCGAAGACGGGCGCAAGTGCTTGATTTCTCGCAGATTTTTGTCCAGCAGACGCGGCAAACGGACATTGTTGGTGTATGCCTTGCTTGCATCCGGGTCTGGGATGATGCCGGAAACATAGTCGATTGTGATGTAGATGTCGCGGACGTCTACGTTAAAAGTCCGTTCAATCGTATCCGTGTAAACTTTTTCCCACATTTGAAAGGATAGTGTTACAATAAGGGATACGGTGCTTGCTCCGTCAGGAAGTGTTACTGTTGCGAATCCTGCCTCGTCAACGTGTACGTCGTTTACGTCCTGCTTTTGTTGATTGCCCCAAAGGTCGCGCCGAAAATCTGCGTGTACTCGTGCGGAGGTGATTACTGCGTCGGCTGGAAGAACAACCGGAAAAGCGACCTTTGTTCTTCCGATTGTTGGATAGCCGACCTCCATCTGCCAACCAGTGGGATTTTCCACATCAGGGTTTACCTCAAGACGGCATTTTATTTTGGACGTTAGGGTTACTTCCTGCGGTGTGCCATATGCTTTGTAGTTAATATTTCCGCCCCCTCGCTGTGACCGTCAGCGACAAAAGCCCGTCGCCGCTGAACGATACCTTGTTAATCCCCGGCTTTAGCGTGATTTCGTCGGCAGATTGTCCGTTTCGGTTGCCCATCGCGGATGTCCCCGCTGCCGTGATTTGCTGGATGCCGTTGTCGTCGTGTGCTATGCGGATTTCCTCGCCCGTTTTCACGCTGATATTCGTCAGCACGATTTTTTCGCTTCCGCAACTGATTGCAACGTTTGTCAGCGGGTCGATTGCCACAAAAACCGCTTCAAGCGGACACGCCACGTCCCCGCGATTGTAAACCGTCAGGATGCCACTTTTGCTTGCTTCAACTGTTTCCATTTTGGAAACAGTTGCTTCCTCCCACCACGGGCGCTGATATGCAGTCAGCTTGATTTCCAGCGTGTCCGTCCATTTGAGCGCGGAAGCACTCGCCGCCTCGATGCTGTCGATGTACAACCGTTGTTCCGGGCGGTATGACGTGTGCAGGTACTGACCACCGCTGCCCCAGCGCATGATTTTACCGAGGACAAGCTGCCTGTGGATGGTGTTTGCTTCGTGGATTTCCACGGCGATTGTTACCGTGATGGACTGCCGAAGCTGCCCGGTGAGGTACATCCCCCCGCCGGGGCGTGCTTCGGTTGTTACGGCTTCCTGTGGAGCATCCTCCGAAATGTCGATGATGATGATGGATGGGTCGAGGTCTTCCAGCGCTTCTTCTCCCATCCACGCGCGATAACGCGTAAGCATTATCAATCACCCCACTTCTTAAACATCAGGTTGGAGCGAATTGTCCCGCCTATTGCGGAGTTGACATATGGCGCAATCGCTGTCGCAATCATCTTCCCGTCAACGGAAAAATTATTCTGGATTGTCGTTGGAGGAAGCCCGGAAACAGCTTTTGCAACATCTGCTGGATTCTCGATGCGCACCCAAAGCACCCCATCTTCATTGTTGGTGATGTTCGGAGCTTTTCTTTCTTTGAGTGCGGTTAGGTAGTTTTCCTGCATCGTTTCAAACGTTGTGTGCATCTCGCGAATAAACGTCAAATTTTCCGCTACTTGCTTTCTGTTTTCGTATGCTTTATCTGCTGCTTCTTGTACCTTGTCCCAGTAGCCGTTTCCTTCGCGCACTTTCTGATTCTCTTTCTGCTTCGCTTCGAGGGCAGCAAGAACGTCGGCAAGCTCCTGCGGATTCGTTTTTGGATTTGGCGCCCAGTATTCCATCAGATGCCCGCCGACTGCAAGCGGTGCATTCGCAGCGCGCCCCTTTCCTGTGGAAATATCACCCAAGAAGTCGTATGGCGTTTCGTTTGTCGAGTAGTCGGTGCGGTATTTGGGCGTCAAGTCGCTCAACTGCACCCCAAACCCGTACTTTTCCAAAAGCGCATTGATTCCTGGAAGCTCACTCTCTAACGTTTCCTTCATCTTGTCGATTCCGGCAAGATGCGCACTGTCGTTCTCTTCCATATACGCGGTAATTGTTTCCGCCTGTTGGAACGCTTCGAGCGACTTTTTCACGGTTTCCAGCATAGCCTGATACGTCTCATCGTCCGCCAGCGTATACCGCGTTTTGGTTTCCGCCATCGCGTTTTCTTCGTCGCGAGCGCGCTGGTAGTCTGCATTTAGCTGCTTGATTTCTTCCGGCGTTAGGTTCAGCAGACGCGAAAGGTACGCATCGTTATCGCGGGAGTATGTAGTAAGCCCTGACAAGATGCCAATGTCAACGCCAGACGCTTCCGCTTGCTGCAAAGCATCGTTGTAAGCGTGTAGCGCATCCGCATTTGTTCCGTACCAACTAAGCACATTTTCCTTGCTGTAGTCGGTTGCGAGCAGTTTATCCATTTCCTCCTGCGTGTGCGTTACCATGTAGCCCATTCCCGACGCAACGCCCTTGTAGGCTTCCTGCGCCTTTTTCAGCGTGTCCGCGCGGTAGGTGTCAACGTCTTTCAGCGCGGTCTTAAGGTCTTCGAGGGCTTTCTTCTCGTCCTCGATGGCTTCGTTGAATTTTACCTGTTTTTCGGCTTCCGGGTGTGCACGTTTGTACGCTTCCCATTCCGCTGTTGCCCTTGCAAGCGCGGTCTGATTCTCGCTCAGTTTATCGTTAGTTTCTTCGATTTGCCTATTGACGTCTTCCAACTCTCCGGCGGCGGCGCTGCTATCGGAGGATTGCAGATTCATCGCGTCTGTGAGCATTTCCCACGCATCTTCTTGCAAGTCGGTAAACGTATGATGAAATTCGGAATAGAAGCCATTACGCGCTCTGATGATGTCGTTGTACTGCGAACTCCCATCAGGTGCTTCGCGCATAAACCCTTCCAAAGTATCGGCGAATGTATAGTCGCTGATATCAGACATGGTGCTCACAAATGACGAATAGGCGCTTTCTGCCGCATCCTGATATGCAGCTTTTACTTCTTCAGTATTAGACCCCACAATTAGCGAGTTTAGATAATCTCTGCGTGCATATAGGGATTCGAGCTGTTTTTCCGTTTCATCAACTGCTGCTTGTGCATCGGTAACGGCGGTATCATGTGCACCATACAGCGACACGCCATTCACGGTATCAACATACTGTTTAATTCTTTCTGTGTTGCCCATAATGGCGTCAGAGGTTAAATCAACGTATTGCGAAAGTCCCGGCATAACGTTTTTAAGGTTTTCGAGGGCTTCCTGCCACGCTTTCGTTGCCTTTACAGCTTCGCCGCTCTCCTGCTCCATGTTGCGCATGGAATTAACGATTGTGAGCGACTGCGCATAGGTCGCCTTTGCGTCGTATATTGATTCGTCCCGCTCTTGCATGATTTTTTCGGCTGTCGTGTACTGGTACGATTTATCCGACAGCACGTTGTTGAGCAGCGAAATCGCGGGCGTTACAACGCCCAGCAGACCCTTGCCGAACTCCGTCTTGATGCGGTCGAGGTTGGTTTGCAGCTTGCGCATTTCATTCGAGAAGCTGTCCCCGGTTCGCGCAAAGTCGCCCTGCGCATCCTTCGTGGCTTCAAGAAGATACTGATAGCGCAACGTCGCCTGTTCCGCCTGCGACATTTTATCAAACGCCTTATTCATGCCCTTTTCGAGGGCAAAGGCGTTTAGGTTCGCAACGGACATATTGATGCCGAGCGCCTTCAACGGTTCGGTTTCCCCGGAGATGCCGGAGCGGATTTTCTCAAATGCCGTGTCGTGGTCGAGGTTGTAGAACGACGCCATATCCGCCGCCAGCCCCGCCATATCCATAGACATTTGCAGCACTTGGTCATCCGCGATGCCCATCGATTTGAGCATAGCGCCCAGCGTGGACGAATACTGTTTCGCCTTTGTTTCCGTGATGCCGTAGGCGTTCAGCGCCTCCTGCGCCCACTTGTTGATGGTGGACGCGGAATCCTCAAACGTCACGTCCACAACGTTCTGCGTCTCCACAAGGTCGGACGCAAGCCCGATTGATTCATCAATTGAACCCGTGATGCCGTCGATAATGCTATTGATGCCGTTTACTGCCATGTTGGCAAGGAACTGCCCGCTTGCAATATCGCCAATAACATCGAGTTGGCTCAAAAATCCGCTCAGCACTCCGCCGCCCGAACCGCCAGAATCGCCGCCGTCTGCGGCTTGCTGCAAAGACTGGATTTGCTGCTGCAAACGCTGGATTTCTTCCGTCGCTTGCGTGGACTGCTGCTGTGCTTGCTGCAATTCCGCGCGAAAACGTCCAGCGTCAAACGTCGGGTGCACAGCAAAGCTGTTTAGTTCCTGCTGAAACTGCTGCATTTCCTGCCGGATTTTATTCAGTTCCTGCGTGTATCCGCTTGTATCAATCTTAAAACTTGCGTACAACTCAAATGCTTCCGCCATCTTCTGCACCTCCCCTCGCCATTAGTCCGTTTATAATATCGTCGCAGATTTCCTCTGCCGTTTTTTGCTTTGTTTCGTGCTTCTCTTCGCCGAAAACGTCGCTGTATGATGGTATTTCCAGATTCGCGCCGCCGAACGACGAAATTGCAAGCACCGTCATCCACGCCATATTAGCCATATAGCAACGTTTTGCTTCCTCCTGCGTTTCGTGCGCCAGAAGCACCCCCAGCGCGTGAACGTTTTGCGGGCGGTACTTGTACAGCACAGGGATTACATGATGCACCCCAGACGAAGCGCAAAGGTAAAAAAAGCAAACAGCGAATCGAGCGTGTCCTTGTCCATCATGGCGGCGGTTTCGGTGAAGTCCATTTCTGCGACTTCCTCCGCCGTCTTTCCGTGCATCGCGCCGAGAATCCCCATCGTTTCCCTGGGATGCTTTGCGTACAGAATCGGCAGCATCTTCATCAGGATGTCGCGCCCGACAACGTCACCCTTGCTCTTTTCTTCCACGAAGGCTTTCATTTCCTTGCTATTTACCAGCTTGTCGATGTACGGAATGGCGTTCGCCATCTGCTCAAATGCGGTTGCGGTATTCATGCGTTTTCCTCCTCAGATTCACTAAAATGCGGCAGGGCGCGAACCCTGCCGCGTGTTGTTAGGCGGCGGGGTCGAAGAAAATTACCTCGCAAGGTGCATATCCGTCGGTTTCCAGACCGTCCTGATGTGCGGTAAACTCCACCGGGATAGTGCCCTCACCCTTGTCCGTCCACGTCAGCGTTGCGCCCGCCGTGTTCAGCGCGTTTTTGATGGCAATCAGCACATAGCCCTTCGAGGTGTCGCCAACCCAAACAAGGCTATCAATATAATCCGCATCCTCAATATCGGTACGAATCTTGATTGTGTGCTTCTTCTCCGTGTCCGTCACATCGGCAGTGCCGAAAGACCGTTTAAGGTTGGTGGCGTTGATTTCCAGCAGGGTAGTCGTCAGCTTGATAGTCCAACCATCGTTGACGCTGCTGCCTTTCCATTCCTCGCGCTTGCCGTCCGCCTCGATGCTGCGGGTGTTGGGCGTGCAGACGAACGTGCCGCCGCCGCGCGTTGCGCCAATCAGCGCGGAACCGCTTGTCTTTTCGCGCTCCGTTTTCAGCAGCGCGCCCAGCGTCGCCGCGTCCGTGGCGGTGGAATAGTCAAAATTGGCAAGAAACATCCCGGCATTGAGCTGCAAGTTTTCAAATGTGCTTGCCCGAAGCCCAGTCGTCATTTTTTTTACCTCCTGTTAGGTGTAATAAGTCACGATTTCGTAATAAATCCGTCCATAGCAGACGCTTTTGAGCGTCGTGTCCACTTCAAGGCGGAAAAAGTTGCTATTATTGCGGTATAGCGTGATAAAGCCATCGTCGCAATAGATTGCCGTTCCCTCCGGCGGAATAGCGCGGCGAACCTCGTCGAGGATTGCGGCGCGCTGCAAGTTGACGTTGCTGCCGTTTTCCGCCTGACAGCACAGCGTGCAAATCATTGTAGATTTTCCGAATGTGTCTCCCTCTTGCACCTGAAACGCAAAATAGGGAAAAGACGCTTCCTCCGGCACTGCATCCTCGACGTATGCAGGGATGGGCTTGCCCTCGTAGGTGAAGCTGCTCCAAAACTTGTATAGTTTCCGCTGCAAGTCAATCACGCCGTCACCACCTCCGCGTCAGCCTCGCGGAAGTGCATATCGCTCTGCTCCGGCGTTGTCATATCCCGCGCGTCGGACGTGATGCGGAAGACTTTGCCGTCGGAAATCCGCTTCACGCGGTCGTTCGGAAGCAATTCCAGCATATCAGAAAATACGATGGTAAACAGTTCGCGGATGCCGCTCTGATATGCAATCATGGCTTCCGTGCTGCTGTTGCGGATGAATCCGGCGCGGAACGGCGCGCCGTCTGTCCATGTGACAACGATGCCGCCCATGCCGTCGGATTCCGTGCGCTTGTCGACAATGCAAGCGTCATCCAGAAAATCACTCCACGCCATCAGCCCACCTCCGTGTACATATGGCGATACGGTCGCAGTTTATCCGCGAATGCCGCTTGCCACGTCACAACGCCGTTGCTCCCGGTTGCGCGCGAATAGCTGTAATGCCCGAACGATTCCGAGGTGTATGCCCCCGTCGGGTTTTTCGTTTCGTATTCCGCGCATTGTTTTGCAATCTCGATAAACGGGCGCGGCGGGTACAGAAACCACAACGTGCCGTCGAAAGTTTCTTCCCCGTCTGCGTCCTCCATTGCGCCAGAAACAAGGCTGTGAACGCCGTCGTTCCGCGCGCTTCCGCTGATGTACACATAGGGCGAACCTACATCAGGAACGATTTTACCGCCCGCGATGCGAATCTCTCCCGCGTACTTGCAGCGCTCAAAAAAGTTGTTACACTCGCGCATTGCCATTTCCAGCATCACAGCCATGTTTCCACCTCTCTTATTAGGTCGCTGCCGTCACCGTCGCGCTGCCGGAGCGAATCACGCGGTAGTCGCTGGTGCATTCCGCAACCGTCACCTTCTGCCCGGTAGCAATGGCAAGGTCAGACGTGCCGTCCCAGTTGCTCCAAGTCCGCACATTCTGCCCATAGGTCGCAGACGGCGCGGTCGTGCCAGCCTTCACCTTGTACAGGTTGGAGCTGGATTCCTTTGCGGGGCTGACAGTCAGCTTCGTGTTGCCCTTGCCCGTGCCAGCGGCAGAGGAAACCGTCAACTGACCCGTCGCCGCGTCTGTGATGGTAGCAATCCAAATGCTCTGCGGATTGAAAATAACCGGCATAAACAAGCCGGATGCCCGCGTCCAAAGAACAACGGGGTCGTTCTCCACCCACTGCGAAACCATGACATAGCGGTGCTGACCGGACTGGTTGACGTTAAGCCCGGTGTTCGCGGTGTTGACCGTTTCTTCCGGGGTCTGTCCCCACAAGCCCGCGCCGATGCGCGTCATGGCGCTGCCCGTGCCCAGGAACGTCATCTTGTTCTGCGGGAAATAGCGCTTGGTCGTGCGAATCGGTCGCCCGTCCGCGCCGATGCCGCCATCAATGGCGTACTGCAAATCGTTAGTGATAACGCGGTTGATGCCGTACTCCGTGGAAAGGAACGTATCCAGCGCGGCGTTGCTCACATATGCGCCCTCGCTCAACGTGCCGTTGATGCGCTTCTGGATTGCACGGTTTGCACGCATCTGATTCCGCACTTTGCGACTTGTAACGATGGTGTCAACCGTTGTTCCCGCTTCCTGCGCGGTGTCAGACACAAACTGAATCTGTGCCGGGATGTCCGCGTCCTCGCTGAAATCGAACGTGAATTCCGTCTGTTCCGGCTTCACGCCATAGTCGATAGTCAGGTCGAGGTCGTTCTCCTTGATGGTCATCTTGCCGGTTGCCAGAACCTCGTTCTTCGCAACCTTGGTTCGCGTAACAACTTGGTCGGCGAGCATGATGCCGTCACGGATAACGTAGTCATACATAGCGTCATTCTGCACGCCGGAACGCAGCAGCGCACGCATACGCTCGGACTGGTTAATCTTTACTTTAATCAGTCCCTTCTCGATGCTGTGCGTATCGACGGGGATGCGGGTGGCGATGTTCGTCCGGCTGTCGAAGCTGTGGAAGTCAGCCATCACGGGAAGCTGGTACTGGTTGGCAATCTCCTGCCACTTAGCCACGAGATTTTCACTGTATTCGTCGGGAAACAGCGCGTCAACCGGGTCGTTCGGGCGGGTGACGTTGAAGCCAACGTCCAGCCACTCTTCTTTGGGGATAAGACCGAAAATATTGTTCTCAAAAGATGGAATCTGCATAGTATTCTCCTTTCGTCAGTACGGGCGAACCGTCGTGGCTTCGGCGGCGATGAAGTAGAAGCCCTTTGCCGTCAGCGCGCTCTTGGCGGTGCTGTTGATTGCGACGGGGAGACGGCTCTCGTAAACCGTGCCGCGCGTCACGACGCTGCCAGGCATATCGCCGCTTGTAACGTCCACGTCCTCGTACACGATGCCGACGGCAGTGCCGTCATTCGCGGGGTAAACAGTCCCCATCTTGACGTACTTCGCGCCGTTTTCGGCGGTGGTAGCGCCAGACTGCTTAATCTGCTTGGTTTCGCGGATTGCGTCTTCCGCGTTCTCAAGAAAATAACCGGGCTGGTAAACAGTCCCGGTTGCCTTGCTGGTAAAGCTCATTTATTTGCTCCTTCCGGCGCAACTGCGCCATACATATCTTGCGCGTACTTCGCCGCCAGTGCTGCGGCGCGTCCGCTGCCGTGCGTGGCATTGCCGCCGCTCGGCGGGGTTGTGGTAGGTGTCCCCTGCTGCTGCTGCGTGGAGAAAAGGTCGCCATACTCGCCCTTGAGCGCGTCAATCAGCTTGTCGCCGTCCTTGATTGCGCCCTTGTCGTCGAGTTCGATTCCGTCCAGTCCGCGCTTTGCCATCACGAGGTCTGCAAGTTTCTCCTGCATCCCCTTGCTGGTCAGCAGCTTTCTTGCGGCGGTTGTCAGCGTCGCAGTTTTCTTTTCCGTTTCCACCTGCTGCTTGTAGGCGTCGAACGCCTCCTGAATCTTCTGCGCGTCGCCGCCGCTCTTCTTCGCGTCGGCAAGCTGCTGCTTGAGCGTGTCGCGCTCCGTGGTCAGCGCTGCAATCTGCTTCGCCTGTTCCGCGTATTTGTCACGCTCCGCCTTGATGTCGTTGATTGCGTCGCTGTGGGCTTCCACAATCGCGTCAATCGCTTCATCAGGCACATTCAGGGCTTTCAGGTTCTTCCGGGTGAGGATGTTCATGATTCAATCTCCTTTGCTTCGGGGCGCGATGCTTTGCGCCTTTGATTGTTTGCGGTTAGGCGGTGCTTTGCCTTTCCGCGTATATGCAAACAGCGCACGGCGGTGCTTTGCCATGCGCTGATATTGCTGTTATTAGTCCATATTCTGTTTGATTACGTCCGCCATGATGTCCACAAGACGTCCTGCGTTTGCGGAATCTGCGAACGTGTCCGTCATGAACGGTCTGCCGGGGGTGTATCCTCCCGGCATGACGCGGAACTCGCCTTTGTCGCCCAGCTTGGGAAAGAAAACAGCGTGTCCCGCGTGCCCGTCGTGCACATAATGCGCGTACTCGACGTTTGTGCCGATGGTTACTTCGTTGTTATCCGGGTCGATGTCGGCGGTGATGCTTCGTGCAAGGTTGCCCGTGTCGTAGACCTTATGCTCATAGCCTGTCACCATCTTCTCGCGCACCATGCCGACGGATTCTTGTGCAACCGCCAAAAGCCCGACAAACATTGCCTGTTCCAGCTTCTGATTGATTTCCGGCGTGTGGTCTACGAACCCGCTCATTTCTTTTCCTTCTTTCGGATGTTGCCGTCTTCGTCCACATACTCGGTGGATAGGATGACTTTCGGCATAATCATGCAGTAGCAATTGATTGTTTCCGCTGCGCTGCCGTTCGGGTCGCCAGGAAAGCGGATATTGCTGTTCGGAAAGCATTCGCCTTGCTTCGCCATCTTTCCATGTCGCGCCATATGCGCTTCACGGCTATTCTGGAAGCGGCAGAACCACTTGTTGTAGACCGTTACGCCTTGGTCTGCTGCTTCCTGCGATGCGGCATAACTCGCTTGGCTCTGTGAGCGCGTCCGTTCCGTCTGCGCTACTCTCCGCGCTTGCCACTCGCTCTGTCCTGTGATGTCGCTGATGCGGTTCATCAGTTTCTTCCTGTCCTCGCCCAGCGTGGATGACAGCGCCAGCGCGTTTTGCAGCTTGTGGCGAATTTCGGTGTTCTGCCCCAGATTCTTGTACGCCAGCTTCGTGAATGCTGTTTCGTTCGCGGCGAAAATCGCTTTGATTTCGCGTTTGTTGGGCTGCGCGAACGACACCTTTACACCCGCGCGGTCTGCTTGCGCCTCGATGACGGTTTGCGCTTCGCCTAAGCTATCGGCGTACACGTCGCCCATCGTGTTCCGGATGTCGTCGGTTGCCCGTTTCCCTGCCTTGCAGATTTCCTCCATGATGACTTCTTCCACGCGATATTGGCGGATGAGTTCGCGGACAAAACCCGCTTTCCACCGCTCTACCTTTTCCGGCGTGTCGTAGTACGCGGGCGGCTTTATCTTGCCATCGTCCACTTGCTGCTTTTTCCGCAAGAAGTCTTTCAGGCGCTCCGTGGCGATGTCAAGCGCCTCTTGGTACATCGCCTTTATGCGCATTTGCAGCGCGGCTTCGCGCAAATCGTTGCGCTCCACGTCCGTCACGGCTTTTTCTCCCACAACGAATCGTGTTCGTCAATGTACGCAATTGTCCCTACGATGAAGCCAAACCACAAGAGCCAGCCCGGAACGATAATCACGTTGTTAGCTGCCAAAACTGCCAGAATTACCATCAGAATCAGAAGCATTCTGTTCGTCCCCCTCCGTTTGCTGCATTGCCTGTTGCGCCATCCGCATACCCAAAAGCGATTCTTCCTCCCCACGCTTGATGATGTCGTCGATTTCCTCCGGCAGAATCATCGGGTTCAGCTTCAATCGCGTCTCCTTGTCCAAATCGCCCTGCGCTGTGTAGATGTTCTGGATGATTTCGCTCTCGTTTGCGATTGTTTGTCGCTTGAAGCGGATTGTCTCCGTCTCAATTCCCAGAATTCGCAGCAGTTTCTGCACGAAATCAAAGCACTGCCATTCGTAGGCGTTCGCCTTCAAGTCCAGATTCGCCATACTCGCCCGGATTGCAACGTTCGTCAGGCTGCCGCCCGTCAGCTCCGACACATCCAGCGCCATATAATCGCGGTATAGCTGCCGTTCCAGCAGTTCCAGCGCGGTTTGACGCGCGGCATACGGCACTTCAAACGTCTCCGGCGTTACTGTGCTGGATGACGTGCCGTCAGAAATGTTTGCAATTGCTTTTAGTCGGTGAATCTGTTCCAGCATCAGCGCAACCTCGTCGAAGTTGCCCCCGAAGTTGTTCAGCACCCAGTAAACATCATTCGCTTTCTCCAGATTGTTTCCAAAGTCGGAAAGAACGATGTCGTACAGGTCGATTTTGGAGCGAATCGCCAGCGTCAGCTCCGTCTGCTTCTTGTCGTTGGCGTACAGCGGCACAATCGGCAATGCGCTGTAATTCTCCTCGGATACAAGGCGCTCTCCTGTTATGTCCCTCGCGTATGTACGTTTGTAGGCGCGTTTCTCCTGCGCCACCTCCAAATCAGAGGCATTTTCGCGCGTTTTGTAAACCGTCACGCCGTCCGGCTCAAATACACGCGCCATCAGCGGCTTGTCGTCACCAATCTGCCAGAACTGCACGCCAACCATCGGTTCGCCCGTCAGTTCGTCCAGCAGCGCCACAAACCCGCTATTTTTGTCTGTGTACGCTCGCAGAATCTCAACGTGGTCGAGGTTCCAATAGCCCCAGCAAACGCCATGCACCAGCGCATACAGCCCGATTTTTGCAAGCGTCGTGTCGAACCCGATTCCCAGCTTCTCTTTTGTCGCGTCGTCTTCCAGCTCAACGCCGTTACCCAGCAGGTAATTAGCCTGTTGCATCGTAAAGCGGCGGAAAAAGTCGCTATAAATGCGCTGTCCGGGGACTGCTTCGGTTGCTGTCCCCTTCTTTTTGACCTTTTTCCCGTCGGCGGTGGTCTGCTCCGTCTCCGACGTTGTGGCTCGCAGGACAACTTTCGCGGAAACGGTGTCGTTCCGCGCCTCATAGTAGCGTTGCGCGATGCCCGCCTTGTCAAAGTCCTCGCTGTGCTTGTATGCACCAATAACCGCCAGCGTCGCCTTTGCCTTGTCCGGCTCGTTCTGCCAATCTTGCCATGTGATTTTGGTAAACATCTGTATCACCCCCCAACATACAAACTCGCGCCGCTCCTGTCGAGAATCCGGCAGCAGCACGCGGCGCTGTCCGGCGCGTCGTCGTGTTCCGCGTCCTCGGTGTAGTCCATAATCTGCGCGATATATTCCCTGTCTGTGCCTTCCAAAAACACGATATTTCCCCACCACTTTTTGAGGTAAGTGCTGATTTTCAGGTACTTGTTCATTTTCTCCGGGTATGCGCGTACCGCCATATTGCGGCGACGCAATTCCCGCGCCAAATAACCCTTGTCGCCGTTTGTTTCACAGTAAATCGGCGCGCACATTAGGCGCTCCGTCTCCGATTGCAGCGCTTCCATCAGCGTGTCAACGTGCTTGCGCCACAAACGCCCGTACAAATACAGCGTGTCGCCGTCCCTCTTGGCACACGTCAGCGCGGTGTAGTCCTCGCCGCCGTATGCAGCATCAACGTGCGCGATGCCGTCCCGCAGCTTTTCCGCTTCCTGCGTGAACGTCGGCGGCGTATCGAACAGCGCATTTTCGGCGGCGATGTGGCGCAACTCATAGTTCGCGGCAAACAGCGACGGCGACATTGACTTCCGCAGCTCTTCCAGTTTCTCCGGCGCAATTAACCCGGTGGAATAGCAGTCGTGCTTTTCCGGCGGCGCAACCAGCGTGAACGCGTCCTCGATATGCCAGGGCGTGCCGATGAAGACGATTCGCCCGTCGCGGGTGACGATGTTCCGCAGCTCCTGTATAACGCCCTTGGTGCGCTCTCGTTCTGCGCGGCTGATGCGGTCGTTGAGGTTTACAACGTCGTCACATACAATCAAATCCGCGTGCTTGCCCGTCATGGAAGAACCGCAGCCGATGCCGATTAGCTGGTCAGCGCCACGCGGCGAATCGTATACGCTCACCGTCATACAGTTGCCGCCTGATTTCAGCAGCGTCACGTCCTGCTGCATGAGGATTTGCGCCATGTAGCAAAAAGCCTCGTTCGCGAATACCTTTTTCGCTTGCGCGATGCTCTCCACAACGTCGCTGTCGGTTTTCCGCATGAAAATCGCGTTTTTGCCGTGGTTAAGAACGCACCACATTGCAAGCGCCACGGAAAGGCAGGAAGACTTGTAGGACAGACGATGCGCTTGAAGCGTGTAATCGTCCGCTCCGAAGATAATGTGCTGCATCCAGCGTCCGTGAAGTTCGTCCGTTAAATCACGGAATCCGCACATTCTGCCGACTGCGGCGGGATGGTATCGCCAGATGTTCCATACCTCTTCCCGCGTTAGCGTCGTCATTTTACTTCTCCCCGCGTCTCTTTCAGCAGCTTGTCAATGTCTGCTTTCGCGTCCTCGGACAACTGCGGCGTTTTGATGTTGACGATGTCACCGGGGTCTTCCCCGATAATCCGCATGATATACTGAAAAGCGGGTAAATTCCCGTCTGCTGCCATTTTGACGGTGCGTTTCACAAGTGCTTCTCGCACCGTCTCGCCATTTTGCAACGGCTCGTCAAGCAGATCGAGCATCAGCTCCTTGACGGTAAAATTTGCTTTGCGCGCCTGCGTTGCTTTTTCGTGCGCTTTCCTCGCGTCACTCGTCGCCCCGTCCTTCCCGCTCCCGAACCTTTTCCCCTTTTGCAGGTTTGCAAGGCTATTAGGATGAGTTCCTCTCGGCATTCATGTCACCTCTTGGGCTGCCTGCGGATTTCGCCTGTCTGCCGGTTGATGGTGTATGCTACTCGGCGCTGGTATGCGCCAGATGATTTCTTCGCCAAAGCCGAACCGTTCCTTAGCTTTCGCACTGAACCGCTTGCCATGCTTTATTCCCCCTTATGATTTTGGGCTTCGTGTAGTCAATTGTTTTATACTTGTCGATTAGACTGTCGAACGCTTCCCGGTAGAAGTTGAACAGCCCCTCGTTCTCCTCGAAGTCGAACTGCTCCAGACAAGATGCGCTCCGCAAATTCGCGCTCCCCGTCAGCACATAATGATTCCCCTTGTGCGTTTCCATCAGCAGGATTTTCATGTGTGTGTTCGTGAAAGCGACTTGCAATTTGTTGTCGATGTCCAGTTCTTCGTACAGGTACGGTATTAAATCCGTTTTATAGTGGCTGTAGAAGTAACCGGACAGCATCAGATTGATTTTCTCTACGTTGCGGAAAAGCAGCAGATTTTTGAAGCTGTCCACGTTGTTCTCGGACAGTGACAACGTGGAACAGTAGATTGTTTTGAGGTCGATGCCGCGATACATTACAAGTGCTTCCGGCAGGTCGCCAAAAATGAAATTGCCCGGAACGATGCATGTAGTCCGTGCGTTGCGTTCCAGACAAATTTTTGCGGCAAGGTCGCGTGCGTACTGAAAATCCGCCTTGTTGTAGATTGCCGACTTTGCCATCTTTGGCTTTATGATGCGCGTCTGCTCTTCCTCGTCCACAAGGGAGAAGTCGGCGACGGCGAAATCTATGTCGTCGTCAAGTGTGATTGTGTCGGGGAAGTTGATTTCTGGGATGTCGATGTTAACGTTGTCGC